TGATCGTGCCATTCCACTGCCCGCCGCTGGCGATCAGGCCTTCATAGGGCTGGCCTTCGCCTTTGAATCGATTGGCGTGCTTCTCTGCATAGCAGTTGCGGCAGCCCTCGGACACGCGGCTGCAGCCCCTGATGGGATTCCAGGTGGCGTCTGTCCATTCGATGTTTGTTTTGTCACCCATCAGTCAACCTCCCCGGGCCACGGGTGTCGCTTGTAATCGTGGGTAAGCGCCAGGCCAGACTGGATTTCACGCACCTCGTACGCAGACACCGGCGCTGCGCGCAGGTTCTCAGCGAGCCTGCGAGCCGTTGCCTCCTCCATCGGCGTCATTGAATAGATTGCGCCCTGGGTGAAAAAGCGTGTGTATGCGGGAACGTCGGCAACTTGCGGGACGTCGATGCGAAGGAAGTGGACGCCGCCGATTGTTTGCTCTGAAAGTTTCCCGGCCAGGCGTTGGTGCCCGAACAATTCCAGCAGGCCCCAGCTTTCAAATTTATCTGCGTTATCACTCATGCTTATTCCTCCAGTATGCGGTGCCACCGCATGATTCTGCGGTACACAACTTTGTCTAATGTGGCAGCGGGGCCGGCTTCGGGTAGCGTCGGTGCGAGAACTACGGGCCTGGACGGTGTGCCGTCGTCCTGCTGGTAAATCACTACAACTAACTCCCCGGGCTCTGGCATGTTTTCGAGGTCGTCGTTGTCTTTGGGGTAGAACCACTCCGGAGTTGATTCGAGGGTCGGCGAGTGGCGCGTGTTCCAGAGTGTGCCGAGCGCCTCCGCACCGCAGCATGTGCACTGCCACCATTCGGAGTGCGACTTGATATCGGGGCATTTGCAGAAGGGGCAGAAGAGTGCTTGGCAAGGAATACTTTCAGTTCGCTTGGTTGCGTAAACTGCAGGGTCGGCCGCATTTGCTTCACGGAGATGCCAGTCGTCGTCATGGCCGATATAGACAGGCGATCCTACGCGTTCGGAAACGGCATTAAACTTTTTGCGGACTGCGTCACCCAAATTGACTCCCACCTGAAACGCCAATATGTCGAGGTACGTCGCCACATCTGCAAGCTCGCTTGCAGCCAGGTTAATGAATTCCGCTTCACTGAGGTCGCCGCGTTCAAACTTTTTGCGGACATTGGCGTACTCTCCGAGCTCGCCAGTAGTCGCCTGCAGCCACTGCGCCGGTGTCCAGTCGCGGCCCTGTGGATGCGAGTGAGCCAGCTCGCCGTGTTTGTTGCGGAATGTGGGAAGGCGCTTTAGATTCGCTTCTCGCAGTGTGTTGAAGCTCAGCCCGTTTGTTAGGTAGCCCATTAATTCTGTTCTCCTGTCGTTGCCGATTGATTCAGGTTTGATGTTGGATTCGTGGTCGTGGTCGTGGTTGCGTCAGCGCAGAGCACCAGCAATTCGAATAACTCCTCAAACTTATGGAATACGTCCGGCCAGTGCGTGGGAATCGGTAGCGGGGGAGCCGAATCGAAACCGGCGCGGTGCACTGCCTGCATCATCGCGTTGAAGCTGCAGGGAATGCGGCGGAATTCTTCCATCTGCTCATCGGTGAGTGGGATGTATGCAGGCCGAAAATCTGCCGTACTCTCCGAATCGATAGTGCTGCCCGGTTGCTTTTGCAGCGATAAATCTTCGAGGTATGACTCGACTGGTGGTGTTAGAGCTCTGCCCGATAGCTCGGCGATGGGTGCGATACAAAGCGCCTGGGCGCGTCCATCTTTGGTGATGCGCCACTGCTTGTTGTAGGCGTTGCCTTCGCGGATCGCTAATCCATGGCGAGACAGTCCGTTTAATGCGCTGCCCGTGCCTTGTGCAGAGCGATTCAACGCCTGTGCTACCTGGGCTGTTGTCATTGCCTCTGCGGACGCCTGCAAGAATTTCAGCGCCAGGCATTGTATATCCGTCAACTTCAACCAGTCAGGCGGAGCGCCAGTGCCGTCCTCATTCTGGTCCTGCGTGATTGCGGGCTTCGCGGTGGTCTGAGTACGCTGCGGCTTCGGCGGGTGCTTTGCAGCTTTCTGCGGTGCCGGCGCTTCCGGCGTGCTGTCCGGAACCTCGCCGGGGATTGACAGTTTCTCCGAGTGGCTGTGCCGTTGCACCTGGCCGGATTGGATCAGGCGATCGATGCTCTGCAAGCTCTGTTCCGGAGTGATGCCCAGTTTCATCGCATAGTGTTTCAGCACGCGCCGGGGTGATTTCTTAACTGCTTCTATGAGCTTTGAATCGATACTGTTGCTCATTCCTCGCAACTCCTGGAGGCTGGTGCGAACTCTTTCAGCTGGAGCGTCAGCTGGCATCTTCTTGCCAGCAGGCAGCCAAACTCATCGCGGCAAAAGCTGACGATCTGGCCCTCCTGGCCACGGATCAGGGCGAACGGTTGGCCGGTGCCGAACAGGGTGAGCGCACGGTTAACCTCGGTGAGTTCGCCTTCGAGTTTTTGACGTTCAGCCTGAGTGTTGCTCCGGGGTTGCGTGGATGCTGCGCTCCGGCGAGGCCTGGCGACAAAAAAGTAATGAACCCACGCTATTGTTAGCAGTGGCGATAGCCCGAGAATGAGGGCGCAGCCTGCAATAATCTCGATCATGTCTTCTCTCCCTTGATGCCCAGCTCGGGCTGGTTTGGATCGGCGCACGGCTTATGGTTGTCGGTCGTGAGCTCGCTGGTATCGGTGACGGTGATCAGCACTGACTGGCCGGTGGAGTCTGCTACCAGGTGCGCGCCGGCGGTTGCCTGTGCCATCTTGAGTGACACCTTGACGCCGGATTTGAACGTCACGCTGTCGACCGTTGCGGGGATCGGTTTGGAGTCGCGGCTTGCGATGATGGCGACGCACTCTTCGATCGCCTGCTTGCATCGCGCATCTACCTGGCTGAGCCATATTTCCTGCTGCTCCTGCGACAGCTTCTGCCAGGTAGTGGGTAGCGCCTTGGCCAGATCGATGACGCAGGACATGAGATCTCCGAGCATCGAATTGGCACCGTGAATTACATGCTTCTGTTCCTGCTGGGGGGGGGCTTTGGTCATGGCGTGAGTCCTATCAGTGCAAGGTGTGGGAGTTGCTGCGTTGCTTTAAGTGGCGCAGCAGACGGTCAATTTCAGGTATCAGCACGTTGGCGTCGGCGTTGGAGATGTATTGCCCTCGGGGCTCTGCTGGATCCTCGGAGAAGATATTGAGAAAAAATGCGAGCCTCTTCCCGGTGAGTGCCTGCAGCATCTGCGCGACGCAGCGCGCCAGGTTGCGCATTGCGATGTTGTCCAGCAGATTGATTGCCGGGGTGCCTGGCGACGCGTAGATGGCAGCAGTGTTAGTCTGCCGAGCACTGGGCCGCGTTGTTGACGCGCTTGCGTTCGCTATAGCGTCGCGTAGTTGCGTACCTTGCGGCGTATCCTGGGCCCACTGGAAGTGATCGTCGGCTGTAAGCCCTGTGGCTCTGTAGGTGTCCTTCCAGCAGCTGAGCAATTCCTCAATGCCACTGATGACGTTCGGGTTGCTGAGGTGCGCCTGTGGGTCAGCCAATATCAGCTCGTATTCCTTGGCCATCAGGATGCTGATATCCAGCAGCATATTGATTTGCTTATTCATCGGTGCAGCGCCTTCTGTGTTCGTTGTGCTGATCGTGTCGTGACAGTGCTCTGTCGTGGTACCGAAGGAACGCGAGTAACGCGCTGGCGGCCACGAGTACTACACCGACGTCGATCAGGAAGATCATCTGAGTTGCTCATCCAGGGAGACACCGGCCTGGGCGAACTGACGGCGGATCCATTCCGCGTCGATGCCACACACCTCTGCCTCATAGATCCGGCCCTGCAGGTGCCGGCACGCTTTGTGGCGGTAGCTGCGCAGGAACAGGTCAACAACGGTTTGCTGAAAAATTGCGCGCATCAATGCGCCCTCTGGCACTCGTGGAAACTGGTACCCGATCTTGCGGGCCACGGCCATCGCTGCGGGCCGCTGTTGCAGGATGCTGTCGGCGGCCTTTTCGAGGTGCGGGTTGCGCGTCGGTGGTTGTGGCACGCGCTGCTGCGCGCGCTGTAAGTTGTGTCTCACAGTGGTTTAAACCCCGCTGGTACCCAGTCGATCGCTTCTGCGCGCTTTTCGGCGGACATGGTTTTGTCCTCACCGGCGAGGATGATTTCCAGATCCTGGGCAAGCTGCTTTTTCGTGCGCTTATCGGCACCTTCGGCGTGCCAGGGCGTGAAAAACTGTTCGCCCAGTTGCAGCAACGTGTCCTTGCTGACGCGGCCCAGGTAATTCTCTGCGGTGGGTTGGAAGTATTTGTGCCAGGGGATATCGAGTGTGGCCAAGGCGACTTCTGCCTCAGCGGAGTAACTGCTGTCAGCCAGCCCGCCGCAGAGCGATTGCGCTACGCAGTAGGCCATGAGTGCCTGTTTTTCCTGCAAACTGAGCTGAGTGAACGCGCGGAATCGTTCAGTGGCGTCAACGATATACAGCCAGCTCTCGCGTAGCTCCTGCTTTCGATACGCTTCCAGCTCCTGGAGCGCGCGGCCGGTGTCTGGCTTTTTCAGGGTTGCTGCAGGGTGCGTCTCCCGGATGTTGATGTCCAGCGGCGAGCCATAGTAGTGCGTTTTGAAGGTCTTCATGGCCAGCGTGTAGTACAGCAGATCGCGGGCTACATCCTCACCGCCGATCGCGAGGAAGCGCTTGGCAATGTTCAGGCGATAGGTGGTGAGGTCATCGTTCAGCGCCTGGCTGAGATCGGGGCTGTCGTCGCGTTCATTCGCGCTCTGGCGTGAGTCGCTGCCCTTGCTGGTGCTGCTAGAACCGGCATTGCTGGATGGTGCCTGCAGGGCGCGCAGCGCGCTTTCTTCGCTCTTGCGCACAAGGCCAGCGTCGATGTGTGGCTTGCCATCGTGGCCGATGGTGACGATGCAGCCTGCCAGTGCCATTTCCTCGGCATTGAAGTCGTAGCTTAGTTCGATCTTTTCTGCAATCTCATCCAGCTGCGCTTCGAGGCGAGTGTAATGCTCTCGGTGCTTAGCGTTCCAATCATCTTCGCTCAGCTCCTGTTCCAGGTCTTCGAGTTGGCCGAGCTTTTCGGTGATGCTGGTTTCCTGTGCTTCCAGCTTCAATGTCTCCGGCCCTTTGTAGGGTGTGATCCGCTTCATGCCGGATGTATCTTTCTGGTCGATGCTGATTTCTGTCCAGTTCCAGCCCTCCAGTTTGGCGGCGGCTTTCTCAAGCTTTGCGATGGCGAGCTGGACCAACAGTTCGCGATCCTCGAAGTAGGTGACTTCCTTGAAAAGATCTGTGCTTACCGCGCCGCCGGCTTTGGTGTAGGCTTTCTCGCCGACGAACCTGCCAAGTCGGGTTGAGCTAGTTTCGGTCTCACCGCGTAGAGCATTGCGGATGTGCCATGCGTTGAGTTGGTTAACCCCTTTTAGATTGTTGAATACCTCAATCTGGCGGGCGTGGTCGTCCTCAACCGTGAATGCCATCACCTCCTCGAGAACGATCTCATCATTGCGATACGCCTTGATAATCTCCAGAGCCACCTGCGCGAGTTTCAGGCGCTTTTTCACGGTACTTTCGGGGATGCCCAGGGCGGCCGCTATCGTCTCGGTTCCGTTGCCCTGCTTGTGCATCTTCAGGCAAGCCTGGAATTCGTCAGCGGGGTGCATGCGCACGCGCTGGGTATTTTCGATCAGGCTGATTTCCTCGGCATTGGCTGAGTCTTGAAGCCACTGGCAGCTCACCATATCCGTTGCCTGGTAGTGCCCTTCCTTCACCAGCGCCTGCAGCGCTTTCAAGCGGCGCGTACCGGCAACGACTTCATAGATGCCCGGCTTGCCGTTCTGGATCACAACCAGGTTCTGTAGCAGGCCCACCTCGCGGATCCCCGCGATCAGCTCCGCGTCGGCCTCTTTGTCCGGTTTGCTCTTGCGCACGTTGCGCGGGCTCGGTATGAGGTTGCGGATTTGCACTTCGATAATCATAGAGCCGAGCGGCGTGGGGATTTGCTCAACAACAGTATTGCTTTTTGGCATAAATTCTCCGGGTTAGAGGATGTGGGAAAGTGCAGCGTCCAGTTCGGGCGTGCCTTTCAGGATTGATTTGAGTTGTGCTTCCGTGGCCACGCCGCCCACTACGATTTTTTGGAAATCGGCGGTGAACGCAAACCAGCGCGGTGTCTGGTCAGCCTCCCTGTTGCCAGGCATTACCTCTGCCGGCGCGCCCTGGATGTACGGCGTACCGAGGTAGCGCTTTACGCGCTCTGGATCGACGGTTATCACGCGACGGCCCTGTAGTAGATGTACAGCGCAAGCCAGAGCGCGTTTGCGATCAGCAGCCCGCCGGCGGCGAACTGGCTGGCCGGCTGGTTCAGGTGGCGGTAGTAGTAGAGATTCCACGCGCCCCAGGCAGTGAAAAATAAAATGGACAGTAGGCTGACGCCGCGCACGATGCCGCCGTCGTTGATCAGTGCGTAGCAGTTGATTAGAGCGGCGATGACGCCGACCGCTTCGAACAGCGCGTTGACGCGGTCCTGCATCGTCGCGGGTGTTGTAATGTCGTTGTCGTACTGCGTCATGTGTGCCTCTGTGTACCAGTGGGGTGCCGGGTGTGGTGGCTCCCGGCGACGATCAGGCATTGGTGCCGCCGTGCACTACCAGCTCGCCGGATTGCGTGATGCCCCTTGAGCCTCCGCAGGCAAGCGCAAGCTGTTCGTGCAGGTTCATCGCATCCTCGCGCCAGTTGTCGGCGCACGACACGGCCCAGCTCAGCTCCCGGCGCAGGCGCTCGTTCTCCTCGCCCAGGCGCGCCACTTCGGCACAGAGCTGGTCATAAGCGATGTTATCCAGACGGCGCATCAGCGCTGCGATGGTGGGGTTACTCATGGCTGGTTCGCTCCTGCGTTGTCATGTTGTGGCTCTCCCTGTGGTGCTGCTCGCAGTGCTCCATTGCGCACTCCTTACTGCCCAGCACCGCTAGTAGCTGCCTGCCTGGGCTGTTGGCGATCCAGCGCACCTTGCACTGGATGGTTGTTATTAAAATTTCGTAGCCGTGCTCACTGGTCAGCCGGTTTCTGCTTTTCTCGCGCCAGTTCATCCGCGATTTCCTGCAGGAACGCGATGCCCAGGTAAGTGGCGAGCACCTTGGGGCAGGGCCTGTACTCGCATCTGTTCGGGTCCCACCACGAGTGCGGGCGCACGACGAAGAGGCCCTCCTTCTGCAGATTGCGGTGCGGTATGTTGCGGCCGTCCAGACCAAGGCGAGAGAAGTGCCCCTTCTCGCGCAGGCGCTCGTACAGCTTCGGCAAGCCGCAGCCGACGTGCTTCGCGGCATCTTTCATGCTCCACAGCTGCTGCTCAGTGGTAGTGGGCGAGGCTTGCATAGTGGGTGACCTCCTGCCTGTCGCAGGGCGACCAGGGTTCGTCGGGTGAGTGCCCGGGTGCGATCCGGTGCACTGATGCTGTTGCGTGCTCGCGCTCTGCATGGGCGTGGTGCTCCTTGAGTTCGGATACGTCGTCCTTCAGGGTGGCGACGATTTCCAGGATGGTGGTGATATCGGCCTGTGCTGATTTCATAGGTCATGCCTCCACTTCATGGGCCCGGCGGTTGCGTTCAGCGGTTGGCTCTGCGCGCTGGTGCTCGTGTTGTCTGGCGGGCGGTGTGTTCGCTGCGGCAGCACGACAGGCGCGCAGCGTGGCAGGCGGTGCACTACTCGGTGCGGTTGTTCGGTGGTGGTTGAGGCGATTGCCTGCTTGCAGTTCTCGCATTTCAACTTCGCGAGCGACTCAACCGGGAAGAGGATGCCGGAACACCAGACGCCCAGGAGGAACGCGGCGATGTACAGCCAGAGATCTCTACCGAACATGGGCAGCGCTCCCGTTGCGGACCGCTAGCCTGGCTGCCGCGCGACGCTGTGCCCGCCACCAGGCTTTCTCCTTTTTCAGGACGGCTTCCTTGGTGCGGCCGAAAAACGCGGCGCGGGGCAGGCGCAGGACGTACCAGGTTGGGGTGATTTGGGTGAGGCCGTAGCTAGGTGTTCTGGTCGACTTTGGGTTGCGCATTGTGGTCCCCCTGGCTGGATGTGATCCGGTTTTGGGAGACGATACAAATATGTATTTGCAATGTCAATACATAAATGTATTTTTAGAATTAAAGCAATTGTGCTGTGCTTCTGAGGCGAACCTACGGAGGAGGATTTATGTCGCATATCCTGGACAGTCACGGCCAGCCGCTGCATCAGGGCTTCAATAGGAAGCGCAACATTGAAAAGGCGGCAAGCGGCTTGATGGGTATCCTTCGAGGCCTCACTGCCGACGCGCGCATTACTGAACAGGAAGCGTTATTCCTGGACGTGTGGCTGCGAAATCAAACCTTTCTGCAGGATGACGGTGATCTCGTGGATATCATTGATCTGGTAAGCGATATTTTGAAAGACAATGTCGTCACGCGATCCGAGCTGGAGGACCTGCAGGCGTTGCTCTCCGACATTGTCGCCTTTCGTGATGATGGCTACATCAATTCAGAAGCAAAAGTAAATGAGCTGATCGGTTTGATCTCTGGCGTCGCTGCGGATGGGTGTTTAAGCGACTCCGAAATCGAATGTATTGTTAAGTGGCTGGATGATCATTCGCAGTTCCTTGAGGAATGGCCAGTAAGTGTCGTGAAGCGACGTATCATGCAAGTTTTGGAGGATGGTGTGATCACTGAGTCTGAGCGCGTGGACATGCTCGACACTATCCGGCAGATCACTGGGTATACGTTCGAAGAAACGTCTATTGCAGAAGGCAAGTCGACTGAGTTTCTGGAAGATCCGATAAGTAGTTTGGTGTTCGAGGATATGCGGTTTTGCTTTACCGGGAAGTTTGTATCCGGTGGCCGTGCTACGCAGGAATTGTCGGTGCAATTACGCGGCGGTATTCCTGTTAAAAAAATCACCAGCGAGGTGAACTATCTGATCATAGGTGCTTTAGCAAGTAGGGACTGGCGATTCAGCAGCCATGGTAGAAAAATCGAGGAGGCGCTTCGGTTGCGGCAATCCGGTGTTGTTATTAACGTCCTTACTGAGCGAACCTGGTTGAACTTTTTGGGGTGAATTGAAGGGCAACAGTTGCTTACTGGCCAGGTGAAAAAAGCCCGCGCAAGGCGGGCAAGGGTTATGGACAATCGGGCCACGACGCCCGATATGTTGAGATTAGTCCGAGCGGACCACCCCGCCAGTGAATGACCATTATTGATGGAAAACCCTTCTTTAGGCAGCGTGTCCTCTTTCTCAAAATCAGATGAAAAATATTTGTTTATAATTCGAATGTTGCAAGCTAGGTTCTACTGTCGGGTGTATTTTTCAAGGATCGATATGAACACTGCTGATGATCAACAACAAGAAATCAGGGCGCAAATACTATTGAAAATTTACATGACGCTGGATGATGCAGACAAAGTCAATATGATGTCTGATGTTCATCGCTTGCTGGAATGTCGAGAAGCGCCGCCTGAGCAATAGCAATGCGATCTTGCGGGGGCAGTAGCGGCATGTAGGTGAGTACCAGGCTGACGAATTCTGTGTGGCTGATGCGTCGCAACAGGGGCAGTATATCGGCTGCAGACAGGGCCGAACTTGAAGAATAGGATACGCTCGCGTCCTTAGTGACTGACGGTATTTTGCTGTGACCGTCGCTTTCTAAAATGCCCTGCAGCGCGGCTTCAAGAGCTGACCTGGGTTGCTGTTTTTTGGCGATAAATTGTTGCACGGCGTTTGGGTCAAGGATCTGGCTTGCTGTGAGCCCGAAGTACTGCGCGATGCCTTCCAGGATGCCTATCCCCGGATTTCTAGTTTGGCCGGAACAGATACGGTGAATGTTCACCTGGCTGATCCGTCCGCCAGAATCTAATTCTACTCGCTGGGGCGATACCCCTTTCCATTCCAAAAGCAAAGGAATGGTCTGCGTGAGCGGAAGCCCCTCGATCACTTTGTATGTGCTCTTATACATTTCTGTATGTTGATTCATGTCGAATAAAATAAAAAATGCATATATGCATTGAATAAACTACAAATATGTATTACCGTCGGCCGCATGATCACTTTACAAGAAATGACCAGCGCACTGCTCGATAGCGGTATGACGGAGGCACAGCTGGCCGAGGCTGTCAAAACTAGCCAGGCAACCGTCCACCGCATACGTCGCGGAACCACTCCTGATCCCGGGTATTCGTTGGGTAAGCGCATTGAGGCGATATACGAGTCGGTGCGGCGTGAGCTTGCAGTCGGCGCTGAATGATTGCCAGATTCGGGCGAGTGCTGTGTGATTGGCATAGACATGCGGTTAGGTGCCGTCGCGTGATTTGCTTTGAGCGTATATGCACCAGCAGCAATTAATACATTTAACGAAGGCGTCCACCATGGATCACGCTAGTCAACCAGCACACATATTCCGAGACTTCCGGGAGATGCACTGCCTCTCGCAAGCCGAACTGGGCGCTTTGTTGGGTATTGAAGCGACGAAGCAATCGCGAATCTCGAATTACGAGAATGGAGAGCGGGCGATCCCGATTGGCCTCGCATATAAGTTTATCGATCTGGCTAAGGCCAATGGCACCTGGCTGACATTGGAAGATGTTTACCCACGGCCTAATCCAGGCGGTGTTCGTTAGCGGGAAGAGACCGATAGAACGAGCAGCTCTATCATCATTTAAAGAGGCTTTATTCGATGGACCAACTAGACCACGCAATACACAACACAGCTCACAAATCCAGCAAGACACCTGAGGAGATCGCTCGGGCGATCAGTGTTGGTCACCAGATACTGCTTAACAAAGTCAGCCCCACAAATGACCGCAACAAGCTCACGCTGCGTGAGGCGGTGGCGATGATTATCTGCACTGGCAACACCGAAATGGTGAGTGTGATTGCCGATATCGCTGGTGGAGAGTTCGTGCCGCGCGGTGGCGATGCAACGCCGTCGGTGATGTCCGGCGTGCTCACTGTTGTGTCGGAGCAGGGCGACGTGACGCGCGCGATTGAGTGCGCGCTCGCAGATGGCAGGATCAGCTCGCGTGAGGGCAATCGCATAATCCAGGAGATCGACCAGGCCATGAGTGCGCTGCGGCTGCTGAGGAAAGCGGTGGGCGATGTGGTGCAGGGGAAGGTTGTGGATTTAAGTGCGGGGCGGGGATGAGTGAATATCTATGCCGCGAGTAGAACCGCTGACGCTTCACGCTGCAATGAATCATGCGAGCGTAATGGGTCAGACAGAAGAATGGCCTCGCAGATATTACTGGGCATCGGTTTGGTGGAGATTGCATTCGAGAGAGTCGGCGAGTCCACAGGAACCATTACAGTATTCTCGCAACCAGCTGGCACTTTACCGTGACTGTCTGCGCAGGTCAGAGCACTACAAGCGCCAGGATATTCGGAATCTAACCGACTGGCAGAAGATGCAAGAAGCATAACAATCGGATAGCCGGCTAGGGATCTAGCGTTAATGCACATAATTTCCAATACCACGCGTGCTAGGTGCGTGCGTTGAATCAGTGCGAGTACAGAGAGATTCTGTTCAACAGCTCGGTGTCGCCGCTGCAGAAGTTGTTGTACGCGTACCTGCGCAGCTGCATGGACTGGCAGTCGTGCATCGTGGGTGATGCTGATAAAAAGATGATCAGCTATCAGTCGATACGTGAGCACCTGGAGTACCTGCCTCCGGCAAAGTCACATGCGGCGGCGATTGATCTCAGTCGTGACCAGGTTAAGCGGCTGCTGGCCGGGCTCGTGCAGGGGGGTTACATCGTGCGCTTAAAGGGCAAGCGGTACGGTGTAGAGCTGCGTTTTTTTCTGCCGTTGGCCTCCAAGGGAGTAGTCCGTCCGCAGGATGAGCGCCATATGAGCGCCATAGATGAGCGCCATACCGATTTTGTAGGTGGTACTTCTGCTAAAAGTCAGGCGGGACGCGGGTTTAGGTCGAGCGATGACCGTGGCGCTCATACCCATGAGCGCCATACCAAAATCGCCGATGAGCGCCACACCTCTTTAGTATTACTCTCTCTCTCTCATAAATATTCTTACTACGATCCGGACGACGATGATATGCGCTGGATTCGTTATCAATTCGGTGATGACCTGGAGCGGCGGCAGGTTGATATCGCGTTCGAGACTGAGAAGTTCAATCTGCGTTACCAAAAGCAAACCGGGTACGACATGACGCATCAGCAGGCTGACTGGCGCACATGGATGATCCGTGCCCTGGAATATCAGCGAGGTGATCGATGAGAAAACAGTTTGTGCATGCGGCGCATCCACGGTACTTCGACAACGGGCCGATACAGCGCATGCAGCACGCGGTGATGAGTCGGGTGGTTAAGTTGAGTTGGGTCGGTTGTGAGGTGAAGGAAATTCGCTGTGACGAATTCAAGGCCACGATCCGCATAGAGCCGCACGCTGCGTTCGTCGCGCAGTATTCGGACAAGGGTTTCGGTGTAATTGAGGAGGGCGCGCTGCGTATCGTGTGGCGCGAACCAGGAGGCGAGGCGGGCGCATGATCGATTACGTGGACAGGTTGCTTAAGCACTGGGCGCAGGAGATGTCGGTCAATCGATCGGGTGTGTACCTGGGGTACGGCAATGGCTGGGGCGGCACGTTTACCGAGGGCGATGCCGCTAGCACTGGGTTGCTCACTGCGCGCGGTACCGCGTCGCGATCCGGGCCGGCACGCAATGACCTGGGCAAGGTGGCCGAGCGCGTGAACCAGGCGGTGGAGCGGTTGCCTGAGGCGTTGCAGGAGGTGGTGAGTGTGCAGTATTTGGAGTGTCCCAGCCTTACTGCGCGTGAAAAATCGTTGAAGCTGGGGTGTGGCGTGGCGACGCTCTATAACAATATCCACAGGGCGCACGAATTATTATCTGATGATTTACCAGACAGTTACGCAAATTCCTGATTTAGTTATCCACATTGTGCATAACCATTCCAAGGCCCATGAGTTGCGTGGCTTGGAATGTTTCTGTACAAAACACCCCATTGGTCAAAGTTGACTGAGAGAAAAAGCCCGGCCCTTGCGTCGGGCTTTTGCGTTTTCGGCTGGCTATAAAATTCAAGGGGGCGAACTGTGCCGGATCAACAACAGCTCACGTATGCGGACGGGGTCCGAGAGGGCAAGCTAGCGATGCTGGAGGCCATGCAGAATTCACACGGCAGTCGCATTACCACGGTGGAGGGTAAGGTCTCGCTGCTGGAGCGCGTTGCGTACACGGTGACGGGCGCTATTGCCCTGGTGCAGTTCGTGCCCATGCTCAAGGCGTTCTTGGCATGATCCCGCGTCAACCTGCACCTGGTGGTGGATTGGTGGAGTTGCCTGTGCGTAGTGATCGCGCCGGCGATGGTGCGTTCGGTGCTTCACGTGGAACGCGCAAGCACGCGGGTATCGACTACTCGTGTTTCCCTGGTCAGCCTGTTGTCGGCGGTGTGGCTGGCAAGGTGACTAAGCTCGGGTACTGTTATGGCGATGATCTCAGTTGGCGTTATGTGCAGGTGACTGATCGCGGTGGATTGCTGCATCGGTTTCTGTATGTCAATCCGTTGGTGCGTGTGGGGCAGGAGGTCTCGACTGATACGGAGATCGGTATCGCGCAGGACATCACGCGGCGTTACCCGAATCAGGGGATGCTGCCGCACGTTCACCGCGAAGTCAGGACGGCTGATGGCAAGTGCATCGACCCCGCGAGCTGCTTGGCTTAATCGGCTCCGAGGGTCGCGGGTCCTTTCCAGGCATGCCGGGTATACGGGGCGCAGAATCGCGTTCTTTTCCCACAGTCGGGAGACGCTTGGGCTTCCTTCCTCTTGATATTGAGATGAAACGAGAGTGAAAACGGCTGGAAATCATGGGTCAGATCGTTAACAAACAACAGCTCGCCGCGGTACTCGGGAAGTCGGAGCGCGCATTGACCGAGTGGCAGAAGGAGGCCGGCTTTCCGATCAAGTCCAAGTCCGCGCGTGGCGGCTCGAACCAGTACGACACCGAGGCCGTAATCGAGTGGATGATTCAGCGCGCTGTCGGTGGCGCCGAAAAAGAATCCAGCGGTGACAGGTTGAATCGCATCCGCGCGGACCGCGAGGAGCTCAACCTGGCAAAGGATATCGGCGAGTTGATCCCGGCAAACGAAACTAAGGAGGCGCTGTACCAGGTCACTACCGCAATCCGCACAAATTTCCTGTCGGGAAATAGCAAGCTCAAGCACGAGCTGGATACGCTGTACGACATCAACCTGGATATATCGATCCTGCATGACCATTCTCGAAACCTGCTCACCCATCTATCAGAGATTGCGGGCGAATCTGAGGACGGTGATACAGACTGGTTTGAAAGGATTTGTACCGCCACCCCAAATGTCATCGACGGATTGGGCGAACAAGTACCGTTGGTTGGCGGCTGAACAGAGCGCGCACGCGGGCAAGTACAGCACCGCACTGACACCCTGGGTGCCAGGGATGTTGGATGCGCTGGACGATCCGAAGATCCGCGAGGTGGTTTGCCAGAAGTCGGCGCAGGTAGCCTGGACAGACGGCGTCCTCAACAACTACCTGGGCAGGCGCATGCACCTGGACCCATGCCCGGTGGTGATGCTGTTCCCGAAGGACGCGACTATCAAACGCTACCTCCGGCAGAAGCTGACGCCGATGATTCGTGTCACGCCGGTGCTGCGCGGCCTGATCGATATCACTGCCAGCCGCTCGAGCACCAACACGCAGGACTATAAAGAATTTCCCGGCGGGTTCCTGGCGCTGGTCGGCTCCAACTCACCCGATAACGTCAAGACGATATCGGCACCGGTGGGCGCGGTGGAGGAGCCCGACGACTGCTCGACCGACACCAAAGGCCAGGGAGACTCAGTCGAACTGCTGCGCGAGCGGCTGAAAACGTACGAGAACAGCAAGCTGATCTTCGGCGGCACGCCGACAATCAAGGATCACTCTCGCGTAGAGACCGCGTTCCAGGCTTCGGATCAGCGTCACTTCTGGGTGCCGTGTCACCAGTGCGGTAAGCCGCACGTGCTGACTTGGGACAACGTGATCTGGGATGAGGATCCACGAGTCAACGATGAAGTACTCGGGCACGCGGTGCTGGATTCAGCGCGCTACGTGTGCCCGCATTGCGGTGTGCTCTGGACTGATCGCGATAAAAACCTGAACGTTCGGCGAGGTTATTGGGTGAATAATCGACCGACCAGGGAGGTGGCCGGCTTCGCGATCAACGAGCTTTACAGCCCGTTCCCTGGCTCGAAGCTGGCGAAGCTTGTCGAAAAGCACCTCAAGGCACAGTACAAAAAAGAGCGCGGCGACGAATCCGCGATGATCACCTTCACCAACAACACGTTGGGCCTGGCATATGAGTACCAGGACGGCTCGATCGACGCGGAGGCGCTGAGCGGCAAAGCGGAGGAGTACTCCGAACTGATCGTGCCGCGCGGAGGCCTCGCCCTGGCGCTGGCGATCGACGTGCAGCCTGATCGCCTGGCGTTGATCATCCGCGCGTACGGACGTGAGGAGGAATCCTGGCTGGTGTACTGGGGCGAGATCCACGCGAAGGTTGGCGTGACCGATACGACGGACCCGGTGTGGGCAGAGTTGGACAAGGTCCTGTTCGGCTCTTACCGACATGCCGACGGTTACGTGTTGAGCATCACAGTCGCGGCGATCGACTCAAGCGACGGCAACACAAATGACGCGGTCTACCACTACGTGCGCACGCGTAGAGGAAAAGGACCGAAGCTGATGGCGATCAAGGGCTCGAAAGAGATCGACCAGGAGATCGTGCGCACGCCGAAGAAAGTCGACGTTGACAGCACCAGCAAGGCGGCACGGTTCGGCTTGGAAGTCTGGCACATCGGTGTAAATCGCGCGAAGGATCTGATTGCTGAGCGCCTGAAATTGTCCGGCGTCGGGCCCGGCCGCATGCACTTTTACGACGGCGTGCGCAGCGACTACCCGGATCAAATGACGGGCGAGTCCAAGATCCCGAGCCGCACGCAGCGCAACAAAAAGGTGTGGACTCGGAAGGCGGGTCGTCCTGTCGAGGCGTGGGATTGCGAGGTTTACAACCTGTTCTGCGCGCGGCAGCAGCGCTGGCACATCCGCAACGCGGGTGCCTGGGATGATCTGGAAGGCAAGCTCAAGCAGGGCGATCTGCTCAGTAACGGCGGTGAAGTCGGGGTTGTCGACTACATCGACGGACGGCCGAATCGCGGTGATGTGCAGGACGCGGAGCCAGCTGGGCAGGTGAGGCAACCACAAACACAGGCGCAACAAACTGCAGCAGCCCGGTCCATGGCGGATCTTGGGCGGCGCAATAGAGGGTGAGCATGGCAACACAAACACAGCTGGATGAGGCACGCACCGCACGGCACGCGCTCATCACCGGCCAGAAGATGGTCAGTATCACCATGCATGGCCGCCAGACTACGTTCAGCGAGGCGAACAAGCGCGACCTCGACAACTATATCGCGGAACTTGAATCGCGCCTGGGTGTCGACAGCGGTCGCCGTAGTCGGCCGGCGCGGGTGCGCTGATGCGCAGCAGAGTAATCATCAATCCGCGATCCGGCAAACCGTTCGCGGACTCGAACGCGTACAGCGGTGCCGGCCCGGGTTTCGCGGGGCAACTGCGCGACTGGACGCCACGGGCGCGTATGGCCGATGCCGCACTACTGCCGACGCTGCACCAGGGAAACGCGCGCGCGGATGACCTGGCACGCAACCACGGCATCGCGTCAAGCGGCGTGCAGCTGCACATCGACCACATCGTCGGGCATCTTTTCCGCCTTAGCTACAAGCCACGTTGGCGGCGGCTTGGCATTCGCGAGGAGGAGGCGAGGGCGTTCGCTCGCGACGTCGAAGCGGTCTGGATGGAGATCGCAGAGGACCCCGTAGGCTGTTGGCTGGACGCTGAACGCAAGCGCACGTTCACCATGCTGATTCGTGAGGGCATCGGTACGCACACGCGCCTGGGTGAGATCATGGCGACAGCAGAGTGGATCGATGATCGCCCCGCCAGCGCGCCGTTGAAAACGGCTATCAAAGTCGTCAGCCCGTACCGCGTGAGTAATCCGCCAGCGATCAGCAAACGCGATTCGTTGCGCGAGGGTGTGCAGGTTGATCGCTACGGTGCGGCCACTGGGTACTGGGTGCGCAACACCAGCAGCACCACCAGCGGATTCGGTAGTAGTGGCATGGATGACAAGTGGGTATTCGTTCCACGTGAAACTGAGTGGGGTCGCCCGCGCTTCATCCACGTGTTCGAGCCTACCGACGACGGCCAGACGCGCGGTAAGAATCAATTCCTGGCGGTGATGCAGCAGCTCAAAATGTTGTCGAAGCTGCAGGACACGGCACTGCAGAACGCTATCGTCAATGCGATGTACGCGGCAGTAATCGAAAGCGAGCTCGATTCCAACGCCGCGATGCAGGTCATCGGCGGCGAAGGTGGCACGCAGCAGCTGCAGAGCCTGTTGACGTTGATGCTCGATTATCACGACGGTGCCGACATCCGCATGGACGGCGTGAAGATCCCGCACCTGGTCCCCGGTGAGCGGCTGAACCTGCTGACCAGCAAGAACTCGGACAACGGCTTCTCCGATCTGGAGCGCGCGTTCCTGCGCTACACCGCTGCAGGATTAAACGTCAGCTATGAACAGCTCTCGCGCGATTACAGCAACGCCAGTTATACCAGTGCCCAGGCTGGAAAGATGGAAACCTGGCGCTACATGATGGGGCGTCGAAAAGTCATTGCGAGTCGTGAGGCTGGCATGATCTTTTCGCTCGTGCTGGAGGAACTCCTGCAGCAGCGAGTGCTACGCCTGCCACGCGGCGCGCGATTCGATTTCTACCAGGCAAAGGCAGCCTGGTGCGCTGCGGAGTGGATTGGATCTGGACGCCTTGCGATAGATGGATTGAAGGACGTTAAGGAAGCGGTCATGCGCATTGAAGCCGGGCTGTCGACTTACGAGAAAGAGGCTGCGCTCATGGGTGAGGATTACCAGGAGCTATTCGACCAGCAGGTGCGTGAGGCTTCCGAACGCAAGGCTGCAGGTCTGCCACCGCCCAGCTGGGCCGCCACACAAGCACTTGCGCCCGATGACGCGCCGGATGCGAACCAATAACACCCCGCCCCGGCGGGGTTTTTTATGCATTGGAGATTGATATGACCCTGGACCAAATTGTCATGCGGCTGGTGCATCGCCCATTGCTGATGGATCTCGCGCACGCTCGCCGACTGTTCAGCTCGCTGGCCGGGAAAATGAATATCGCGCATCTCTCGGACGCCCAGGGTGAAGTCGCGCTGGGCGAAAAAATGCGCATCAAAAGCATGGCAGGTATCGGAGGTGAAGGGTCGGACAGATACCGCCCTTATCGCCTGGTGGATGGCATCGCGGTCGTGCCGGTGACGGGAACGCTGTTGCACCGGTATCAGTGGATCGACAGTTGGGCGACAGGCTATGACGCCGTGGTGCGCATGGTGGAGCTCGCGGTAGAGGACCCAGACGTGGACGGCATTCTGCTCGATATCGACAGTCCCGGTGGTGAGGCTGCCGGCTGTTTCGACGCAGCCCGCCAGTTGCGCGCGCTGGGCGAAAAGAAGCCGCTGGCCTCGCTGTGCAACGACATGACGCTAAGCGGTGCCATGGCACTGGCGAGTGCGGCAGAACATCGCTACATCACCAGCACCGGTGAGGCCGGTTCCGTCGGTGTCGCAATGGCGCACTGGTCCTATGAAGACATGATCAAAAACGACGGTGTGGAAGTTACGCTGATCTACGCCGGCGAGCACAAGGTCGACGGCAATATGTACCAGCACCTACCTGAAGCGGTGTACACGCGCTTCAAGAATGAATGTCAGGACCTGCGCCAGGAGTTCGCCGCGATTGTCGGTGAGCACGTCGGCGTGAGTCTTGATTCCGTATTGGCAACCGAGGCGGCGATCTATCGCGGCCAGGCGGCCATAGACGTCGGCTTCGCGAATGAGCTGGTAAACAGCCACGCCGCGATCTCGGCATTTCGAAACTACCTGTCCCCCGGGGATGGGTCGGCAAATGAAGGTACAGCTATGACGAACAAGACAGGCACCACGGCTGCGAAGCCGAGCAACAACGCCGAGTCGGCCGCCGGGGAGCAAAACCAACAGCAACCCACTGGCGACTCTCAACTCACTGCGCAGGCTTCCGCTTCTGATGAGCGGGCGCGCATCAAGGGAATCACGACCTGCGAGGCGGCAAAAGGTCGCGAGACGCTGGCAAATCATCTTGCGTTCGACACGACGTTGTCTGTCGAGGACGCGGTGAAAATTCTCGAGAAGTCGGAGATGACAGCAACGCTGGAATCAACCGACGACACGCCCGGTGCTTTCGGTCGTGCCATGCAGGCGCACGCCAGTAGTGGTGTTGAGGCTGGCGGCGAGGGCGATAGTGCCGCCGGTGCCGGCAATGCCAATACGCCGGCCGCAACAGCTGCTCGCATTGCGGGCGGCTACAACCGCATGAAGGGTCGCGGCGCGTAGCGCTGCTTTACATCGGCATCAAGAAACGGCGAAAGCCACTTTTAAATCACTGAGGATATCACCATGGATTTAGCAAATTCACGGGAGGAAACGTTCGCGCCCTCCAACATCATCGCCGGTAGTGCACCGGTAATCACCGCTCGCGAAATGATTGCGACCACGCAAACCATTCCGCAGTACGCACCGTTGGGACGCATCACTGCATCCGGTCTGGTTATCGAATCGATCCAGTCAGCATCGGACGGTTCGCAGATCCCGATCGGTATCGCAGTGCACGCAATTGACACCACCGGCGGGGCTGCGCGTCACCCGGTGTACAAGGGCGGGCAATTCAACGCGGCGCTCATCGACTGGGATGCGTCTTGGTCTGCAGCGGAGAAAGCAGGCGCTTTCGATCGCACGCCAATCGACCTGGTCACCCTGTAGTAGGGCAGGCCTTCATTAACAATCAACACACTCACAACACTCACACACTGAAGGAATTTAGTTATGAATATGTACGATACCGTGACGCTGCTTGCAGTCATCACTCAGTTGATCAAGTTCGACCCGTTCCTGCTCAATCTGTTTTTCCCCAATGTGGTCGAGTTCAACACGCGAGAAATCGCGCTGGACAAGATCGCAAAAAACCTGAAGCTTGCCCCCTTCGTCTCCCCGATGGTGGCCGGCAAGGCGCGTACCAGCGACGGTTATAAAACAACTGCATTTATTCCGGCGTATCTCAAGCCGAAGGCGGTGGTTGATCCCAGTCGAGTTCTGCGGCGCGTTGCGGGTGAGCAACTCGGTGGCGCGCTATCCAATGAATCGCGGCGCGACATGATCATCGCCGACATCCTGATGGAAAATGCATTGATGATCGCGGGGCGGCTTGAGTGGATGGCGGCTCAGGCGTTGCTGACTGGCAAGGTAATCGTCAGCGGCGAAGACTATCCCACGCAGGAAGTTGATTTCGGCCGCACAGGTACCCTTACGAAAACGCTGACCGGTAGCGCGCGTTGGGGTCAAAGTGGCGTCAAGCCGCTGGACGATATCGAAACCTGGGCCGCGCAGTTGGAAGCGCCAGTGACAGATATCGTTATGGATGGCAAGGCCTGGACGAAGTTCCGGAAAGATGATGATGTCAAAGCCGCTCTTGATACACGGCGTGGCTCACGCACCGAGCTGGAAACAGCCCCCGATCCTGGGCGGAATTACAGCTATAAGGGCAAGCTTGGGTCTGACATTGACGTGTGGGTTTACAACGGTGTCTACACCGACGACGCAGGTGCGACACAAAAGTTCATGCCGGACAACCGCGTCATTATGGGCAGCCCTGCTCTTGAAGGCCACCGTGCGTTCGGCGCGATCCTGTCGCCCAGTGCGGGCTACCAGGCAATGGAGAGCTTTCCGCGCCATTTCATTTCCCAGGACCCTGAAGTGGAATACGTGGAAACGCAATCAGCGCCGCTGATTATCCCTGGCCGTCCGAACGCATCCATCGCAATCAACGTCGACAGCGGCAGCTGATCGATCCTCGCCTTGATGTAAAGGTCTGTACTGTGGGCCCGGCCGGGTGACTGGTCGGGCCCTTGTCATTTTCTTTTAGAGGATACGTATATGAGTAAGAAATCGAGCGCGCGGGGATTATTGAATTCTTTGGTGATGTTGGTGGCCGTGCATGAAATCGCGCGGTCACTTGAAAGAAGGCCTATCGCTCCAGGCGAGCCATTTCAGGTGGAGGAAGCCGAGGCTTTGGCACTGGTCGGATGTGGCGCGGCCAAGTACTTCGCGGAGTCTGCCGACAGCCAGTTTGGCGAGAGTAGCGGTGGTACCGGTAATGGCAATGCTGGCGATCCTGCTGGAGGTTCCGGCGATGGCTCCGGTGCTGGTGGCGATGGCTCCGGTGCTGGTGGTGCTGGCGATGGCTCCGGTGATGGTGGCGAAGGCGATGGCTCCGGTGATGGTGGCGATGGCTCCGGTGCTGGTGGTGCTGGCGATGGCTCCGGTGATGGTGGCGAAGGCGATGGCTCCGGTGCTGGTGGCGAAGGCGATGGCTCCGGTGCTGGTGGCGAAGGCACTGATGGACATTGATACGATCAACGCCGCGTCCTCGCTCTTGAGCTTCGACGTGGCGTCTATCGGCGCCACTGTAACGCACCCAGGCGGCGAGCCGATCGAGGCCCGCGCTATCGTAAACCGCGCTGCGGAAGTCCGCGACGAACGCGGTGTGTTTGTCGAGTCGCGCTGCGAGATCTCGCTGCTGATCAGCGAGACGGGTGCTGGCCAGCGTGGCACGGTTGTTGATACCGGCAAGCCCGGTGATTGTTGGGAACTGAAATCGCAGCTCTACAACGACGGCATTGAAACAGGCTGGACAGCGGGGCGGATGACGCAATGACCGACGACGCCGCAATAGCAACCCTCCGAGGCTTCGCCGAAGCGCTCGAGCGCGCACCCTTCGCCGCGCTGGAAGCAGCATCAATCGCGCTCAATGAGGGCGCACAGCTCGCAGAGTCCCTGGGTCGCTCAACCATCCTGCAGCGGCTGAATCTGGATGCGCCTTACGTCCACAAGCATTTGCGGCTGGACAAAGAATCCACACGCACTGACCTGATGGCCCGCGTGCGCGCTACAAAGCGCAGTGTATTAGCGCCGCGCTACGGCGCAGAAGTGGCAACGCAACCCGCTGTGTCCGTGGGCAGGAATTTTGAAAGGCTCAAGGGCGATCCCGGCAGGGGTATCCCCAAGGGCATGAAAGCCGCCGGCTCCTCGCCCTGGAGCGCACTCCGGAGCGGAGAAAAAAAGGCCTGGCGAAATGCATTTTTTATAAAGCTCAAGGGCTCCGGTGCGTGGGGCATGGTCGCGCGCATGGGACGTCAAGGCGGTCTCGACACAAAATCTGATTGGGACCAAAACCTAAAGGTGGTGTTTGCGCTGAGCGTTGACCAGGCGTGGAAAGGCGTGCGCGATGAAGTCTCTCCGCAAGCAATGGAACACGCAAGCGCAGTATTTGAAAAAGAATTCGCAGGCCGACTATGAAAGCAAAGTCCACAGAAATCGCAGAGCAGATCGTGCTGGCGCTGCAGGCGATCACCGAGGAGAACAACTACCTCACCGATCTGGGCACCTCAGTGCACCAGGGCTACTACGCCCATGTGCTGCAGGCAGAAGACACAACGTTCCCGGCAATCATCCTGCACCCGGCTCTTGAAGTGCCAGGCGCGGTGCGCGGCAACCTGGAAGCGGTGATCGAAAGTGAAAGCATTCTGGTGATAGCCGCGCGCCTCGGTGCCGGTGAGGAGGCTTACGCTGAAATCCAATCCTGCCTGTGCGACACCCGGCGTGCGCTGTTCCGAGCTATGCCCGAGATCGCGAAGGCGGCGGGCAGGGAAGACATCGTGGTAGGGCCGGCAGAACCCGACATCAGTAAGGATTCGAGCCTTGTCATGTACGCCATGAGCGTGCGCATCAAGTTCAATGAAAATTATCAAACCGGCTGATTTCAGCCGCAACCCTGGCTAAGCCAATCTAAGGAGATACGTTATGTCACACGTCAGTACAACACGCGGCTACAAGGGTCGTGGCCGGTTCGTTCTTCGCCCGCTTGCGGGTGGTCGGCCGTTCGAATTGGGCAACGTCACGGCGCTCAATGAAGCAATCGAAATTGATCGCACGTCGCGACAGAACTTCCAGGAGGCGGCCGGCGGTGAGCTGGACGTGGAAGAAACCGTCACCAGTTACACGTTCGAGGCAACGTGTGACGACATCTCGCCGCGCAATATCGCAATCGGCCTGCGGGGTACAGCCGCAGAATTGCCGTCTGCTGAAGTGGAAGAGGAGGCGCTGGATGTGTGGGTCGGCGTGCCGGCTGCGTTTCGCTACATCCCTGATCCGGACGTGGCGCCCGTCGTCGCGATTGCTGCTACGGAAGCGCACGACACGGCCAATCCGTATACGGTGGGTGAGATGGTGCTGGTATCTACACGCGCGTACCTGTGCGTCGTTGCTGGTACGTCGGCAGGATCTGCGCCAACCTGGCCAACCAACCTCGGCACTGTCACTGACGGCGGCGTCACCTGGAAGGACCTGGGCCCCGTCGCCCTGGTTGCGGACACCGATTACGAGGTCACGCTGCACGGCATCAAAATGCTGAGCGCTACGGCTGCGCGCTTCAGCGGGGATCTGCCGATCGCACTCTCGGTTGACTACACGCGCAATGCGCAGTTCCTTATTCAGGCACTGGTTGCGGCAGGCCTGGAGTATGAGGTTACCTGGCACGGGCTCAACAGCAACGACGGCGGCAACCCGATGCTGGGGCGCTACTTCCGCGTCAAGTTCTCGCCCACTTCGGGCTTCGGTCGTCATGGCGGAACGGACTTCGCGACGCTCACACTGAGCGGCACGCTGCTGTCGGATGAAACGCGCGAAGGTAGCGGCCTGAGCAAGTACCAGGAAACCGCAATGATTTAAACCTCCCGCACAGGGAGTGCAGTACCACAAAGAGCCCGGCCCAGTGCCGGGCTTTTTTTTGATTCCGATCTTGAAAAGAATGCTGAAACGGTAGGCGAGAATGGCGATAAAAGAAACATTCATCGATCTGGTCCTCCGCGTGAAGGACGCAATTACGGGTGGCACCGATAAAGCGACAGAATCGGTCACAGGCCTCGCTGATTCGGCAGAAGATTTGCAGGCGAAACTGCGCAGCCTGGAAGACCAAAAGGCGCTGATCTCACAGTTCAATCAAGCCTCCACAGCAGTTGATAAGGCAGGTACCGCGTACGAACGTGCGCAGGACAAAGCCGCAAAACTCGAACAGAAAATGAATGATGCCGGCCTATCGGTATCACGTCAGAAAGCCGAATTCGAAACCGCCGGTAAGGCAGTCTCGGACGCGGGTGCTCGCTATGAAGAGGCTCAAGCCCGGGCTGCCCGCCTGGCTGATGAGATATCGCGATCCGGTGTGGCGACGCAGCAGCAGAGCAAGGATTTCACGGCGGCGCAACAGGCAGTCGACAAGACCGGTGCAGCCTATGACAAGGCCGTTGGCACGGCGGAGAAGCTCGGCAACAAGATAGCCGACAGCGAGATCCACATCGCCCGCCAGACGGAAGAATTCCGCAAGGCGCAAGAGGCGGTAGGGCGGGCCGGGCAGGAGTACGACAAAGCCGGTAAAACCATGGCAGGCCTGGCCACGGAAGCGCAGGCCGCTGGCGTTGATATCACCGATCTTAACGGTGCGCAGCGTGAAAACGCGAAGCAGACTGCCGCCACGCAGCGGGCGCTGGAGGATTACAACAAGGAGCTGGAGGAGGGCAGCTCTAAGCTAAGCGGCCTGGGCGAGCGACTTGCTGCGGGTGTTGCACGTTTCGCCGCCTGGAGTGCGGCTGCTGCCGCTGCTGGTGCGGCGCTGGCTTTCACTGCGCTAACCCGCTACACGCGCGAATCTGCGGCCATGGCAGATCAGCTGCTTGACACAGCCGATCAGCTGGGCGTCAGCACTACCAGGCTGCAGGAGCTGGGTGCAGCCGCGCGCACGGTAGGCGTCGACCAGAACCAGCTCAACAGCATCCTCAAAGACATGACGAAAAACATCGGCGCGGCGGCCGATGGTGCTGGGCGATTCCTGCCGGTGCTCGAAAGCATCGGCCTCGAAGTAACGGACCTGATCAATCTATCCCCCGATGAGCAGCTGCTAAAGATCGCTGAAACTATCAGCAAGCTCACCACGGAACAGCAGGTCAACGTGCTGGAGCGCATGGGCTCTGGTGCGTCCAAGCTGCTGCCGCTGCTGCAGAACAACGCGGTAGAGCTCGAGCGCATCGTCAAGGCCGCGAATGACCGTGGCGCGATCATGAGCGAGGAAGAGCTGCAGCGATTGGCGCAAGTCGAAGAGGCGATGGATCGCATCAACGAGCGCATGGAAGGGCTACGCAACAAGTTGGTGCTCGCCGTCGCGCCGGCGTTTGAGGACATCGGCCGCATTGTCGATGAAGCATTCGACGAAAAAGCTACCAAGGATTTTCAGGCGGTAGTAGAGGGTATCTCCCGGCAGCTGGTTGGATGGGTCCGCGACGCAGTTGCAAACTTCGGCGAATTGAAAAGCTCTGCGCAGACGTTTATCGATACGCTGCAGTTCCTGGGCAACACCGGGCTGGCAGTATTCCGGGGCCTGCAGGCGGCGATATCGCTGGTGGTCGGGAGTGTGTCAGCCGTCGGCACTGGCATCGCTGAGCTGGTCGAAACCCTGATATACGGGCTGAACAAGATCGGGCTGGCGAGTGATGAAACTCTGGCCAACGCCCGGGCGCGCACTGAGAACCTGAAGGCAACCACAAAGGACCTCAGTGCTCAAACCGAGGAGTACGGGCGCCAGGCTTATGAGGCCGGCGTCGCAGCAGTCACAGCGTTTGACAATACGGGCAGAGCAGCGAAGGGCACCGCCGATGACCTCGAAGAAATCATCGTAACTGCCAAGCGCCTGGGTGACAGTATCGACGGTGTAGGTGATTCAGCGGACACACTGGTAGCCCGGCAGCAAGCCCTCGCGCAGCAGATCACCGAAACCGTAAAGGCCATTGAAGCTGCCAGTGAAGCGTGGAAGCAGGATCCCAGTGATGTCAACCTGGCGCGTCTCGAAGAGCTGCGAGAGAAGTACCAGGCGCTGCAGGCTTCGCTGTCTGAGCTGTCGCTACCCGACGATATCGGCACCGAGGAAGTCAAGGATGAGCTGGACGAAATAACCCAGAAAGCGAATCAATCCGCGCAATCCGTGCGCACCGTGGGTGATGAAGTCGCCGGCGTCGGTGAAAAGGCCGCGCGCGCTGGCGATGTCGTGCAGGAAGTCGGCACCCAGGCCACAGAATCCGCGTCATCCATCGGCAGTGCAATCGCCGATATCTATGAGGGCTGGAGCAATCGCCTTGCGGCGCTGTCGGAGGCGGCCGCAGATGCGTTCAAGCGCGCAGTCGGTGGCGGTGACATCGCCGAAAGTACCGATCTGTTGTCCAGTCGGCTGGAAGAAATCACGCGGCAGATGACGGATCTGCAGCACAGTGTCGGTGGGTCCGGCCTCACCAGTGTAATGAGCGGGCTCGCGCAGAAAGGCCTCGAGGTAGAGCGCACATTCCTGCACCAGGCGCGCGCCGCAGAGCAGCTCACTGAGCGTATCGTCAGCGGTGAGCGCGAAATGTACGCCATGAACACCACGGCGGATTCCGTCCGGCAGCGTTTCAATCTGCTGGACGACACGCGGCTTGAAAACCTCATGTCCAGCATTCAGTCCGTGCAGCGTGAGGTGGAGTCGCTCAAGGCCTCGCTGGATGACTCCATCGCCAGTGCCCGGCAGGAGCTCGCTGCGCTGGAAGGCGACACGGCGGAAGTTGAGCGACTGCGCTATCTGGAAAAGCAAAGCGAGCTGCAGGAGCAATACAATCGCGCGCGGCAGACTGGTGATGAGGAGGCAATCGAAAAAGCGCAGGAGTTGCAGCGGTTGGCTGACCAGGCACACGACCTGCGCATGCGCCAGGCGAAGGAACAAGCAACTGAAGCGCGCCAGCGTGCCGCTGAGCAAGCCGCCGAGCAAGAGCAGAAACGTCAACGTGACGAGGTTGAGGAGCGCCAGACTATCAGCCGCACCGAGTCCCAGGTGCGCTCAGTCTCAAGCGAGCCCTCCGCAAGCCGTGTGGTCAAACTCCAGTTCACCGCCCCGAACGGTACTAGCCTCGGCTCACTCAATGCGGTGGATGACCAACTGTTGGATCAACTCCTGGCGCGTCTCGAAAACAGCCGCCTAGTCTCAACGAGGTAATCACCATGCCAGTCACGTTAGCGGGTATCGAGCTGCCCGTGGATATCCAGTGGGTGGACGAATTCTCCGATCACGGAGTTGGCCAGGAGATTACGCCGCTGCTCACCGGGCACCTGCTGGTCGAGGAGACGGTGCAGCCAGAGGGCCGGCCGATGTCGCTGCGCACCGGCCCTCTGTGTTGGGTGGAGCGCACAGTGGTTGAGGCGCTCTACGAGTTGCAAGCAACCGCGCTCGAGGACGGCGAAACACTGCCCCTCGTGTGGGCCGACGGTCGCACGTTCGACGCAGTGATTGATCGCGGTCGCGGAGGTTTCAGCGCGCAAGAAATTCGTCGCCTGGGTGCAGCCGTGCAACTGCCGTCGCACAAGTATGAAATATCCATCTCGCTAATCATCAAGGAATCGTAACCCATGGCAATCAACCCCGAAGATGTGCGGTTGTTCGAGTCGCAGCGCCTGTCCGATGAGGACGACGGCGGCGGCCGTGCAACCGGTCGCGTTGTCGTGGACGGGCAGATCAATAATCTGTTCCAGGACGTCAGCCGCTTGGATCGCACGATAGGCGACGTGTCATTGCGCAAGGCGTTCGTCGGTATCGATACCGATAACACGGATCTGTACCTCGGTGCGCACGCGATCATCGTAGAGCCGCCGGCGGATCCCAATGTGTCGGTGTTGCTGTTCGATGCTGGCAGCGAGAGCGATGAGCGTCTGAGCGCCCAGCAGCGGGTGGAGGCGTACACCGTGCAAGGCTCGCGCGCACGGTTCGAGCTGCTGGGCAATCAGTACGAAAACCAGCGCCAGATTATCTGCATTCAACGGTTGGAAACGTCGCTACCAACAGCGGGCCAGGTCTACGTGCTCAAGAGCGGCAGCGTGACGCAGTTTGTACGCATCGCGAAAGTGGAGCATGAGGAGCAAGTATTCACCGTAGCCTCTGGCTCTGGTTACACGGAATTCACCCGGCGCCGGCTGGTGCTCGGGCTGGGATCAAAATTGGAGCAGACATTCCCAGGTGGTGAGCCGATACCGCAAGGCACCTCGGACAAGAACAGCCTGGGGCAAAACAAGTCGGAGGTGTTCGGCACTGAGGTCGCCGACGCTGCGCGGTACTGGGGTGTCACTCGTAGCACAGAGGACGCCGACATCGGCGACCTGAGTATCGAGGTCGGATCGATCTACTCCTCGCTGGTACCGAGTGCACAAACCGAACAACCGCTGGCAGACCAGCCCCTGGGCTATAACCGCCGTAGTGTGCGCGCATCCGCCGATGCGGACATCACGCATGCGGTAACCGCAGCCTGGATCAGCGCTGCGCAGATACAGTTGATTTTGCGACGTCCCTGCGTGCCTGGCTCGCTAGAGCTGACGCTTGCAGGTAATGGCTACACAGACGGTGGCAACGGCGTGCTCACGCGCACGTCGGGCAGTTTTCCGCTGTCCACGCTGAGCATCGATTACGAAACCGGCATTATCCAGGGGACGCGCGACAGCGGCACAGACAGCGGCACGGAAACGGGCAGCGCCACATTCAGGCCCGGCGCGCCGTACTCCGGCAGGGCGATCACCGACTCTATCGATATCAACATCGGCAACCGTGCGTACAACTACGTGCGCACGTACTCTGCCAAAAAGCCTCGCCCGGGCACGTTGCAGATCGCGTACATGGTGCTGGGCAAGTGGTACGAGATCGATGATCCCGGAAACGGGCAATTAACAGGCGATGGATCGGGGTCTGTCAACTTTGTCACCGGCACGTTGGCGATCACGCTGTTGGCGCTGCCCGACGTGGGCACGTCGATCATTATCAGTTTTCTAATGGATATCGAGGAGGAAGTCGAGATCCACACCGGTGAGCTTGCAGATGCTATCCCAGAGATTGTGATCCAGCTCGATCCCGGTATAACGCCTGAGTCAGTCGCGTTCACATACCTGGCCGATGATGTTGAGAAAACGTTGGCCGACGATGGCTCAGGTCAGCTTACTGGGGACGGCACGGGCACGATCAATTACTCGACCGGCGAAGTGCGATTGGCGCTCGATGTGCTGCACGACGATGGCTCATCGATCAGTGTGATCTACGACGTCGGTGATACGCTGACACAGTCCGCCACGCACTCCGCCGGCGTTGTGACTGGAACCCTGGCGGGCGCGCCGCTGGTCCCGGGTACGGTGTCGGCGAGCTGGTCGCGGACAACCACATTTAGTAATGGAAATTACACGTCGACCCTTTCGCACCCTTTCGTGGTGCGCGATGACGGCGAGGGCACGTTCGGCCCCGCTGGCGGCACGATCAACTACACAACGGGAGAGTTCACGCTCAACGCCGCGCGACCCTGGACTGAGCGCAGGTCGCGTATCAGCGGAATATTTTTCGCGCCAGAAAATGTCGAGAGACCGGGATATCCGGATGCCGGCGTGACGTTCCGGTACCGAGAATCTGAGACGGCAACCGAGGAGGCCACCGGCAGTTTCAATCCGGACCAGCTGACTATTCCGCTGATCTCAAACACCGACGACATGATTGTGCCTTCGTCACTGTTGTTCGAGTTCGCCGGGCAGATGTACTTCGACCGCGACGGCGTGCTCTACCACAGCCACAACACGCAGACCGGTGCGGCCGTGGCGGTGGGTTCCGTCAACTATCTGGACCGATCCATCACCCTGGAGACATGGGCAGGCGGCTCAGAGCCCGGCATCACCATCCACGCGGCCCTGACGATTGCTGCAACTACCGTCGTCTCTCGTATGGTGTTCCGTACACCAGGTGCGCCTATCCGTCCTGAGAGCCTGCAGATCGCCGCTACGGATACCGAGGGCAACGAGATCAGTGTGATAGCCGACAGCGACGGCGTGCTCTCCAGTGCGCGCCTTGCGGGCACTGTGGATTACCAGACCGGTATCGTGCGGCTGTGGTTCACCACAGACGCCGGCGACGAAACCGATGCGAGTGATGTGTTCATCCTGCCCGGTACCGGTGTCTACAACGCGGTGCTGTTTTCTTTCCTGCCGCTGGATGCAGAGCTGATCGGACTGGACCCCGTGCGGCTGCCGAGCGACGGCCGCGTGCCGATCTTCCGCGAGGGCGATGTGATCGTGGTGAGTCACTCTGCAGAGACCATTGCGGGCACGCCAACGGACGGACAGGTGGTCACGCTGGATCGCGATCACCAGGCCAGCATCCTGGTATTCGACGACAACGGCATAGCGATGGACCCTGCGCAGTACACCGTGAATCTGCTGGCTGGCACGGTCACGTTCTCCGATCCAGTATTGCTGCAGGATGTTGATGAGGAGGAGCTCGTGGTCCCGCTGGTGATCCGTGATCGCATTGAGCACATGAGTGTTCTGCACGATGTGGAGATTGGGGGGCGGCTATCATTCATCGCGCCACTGGCGCACGAGTATCCGGCGGAGGAAACCGTGGTGAGTTCCGCTCTGCTCTGGGGCGACATTAATGCGCGGGAGTTCTCCTACTTCACGCAGAAAACATGGGTACCAGGTGCGCCAAACTGGACAAGCTCACGTATTGGTGACGACACAACGTCGAACTACAACCTGATCGATCACCCAATCGAGATCGCAAATAACGGTGCGGTGACGGAAAAGTGGGCGATTGTGTTCACTAGTTCCACGGCCTACTACGTGGTCGGCGAGCAGCTGGGTGTGATCGCGACTGGCACCACGATGGTTGATCTCATGCCAATCAACCCGAACACTGACAATCCCTATTTCGTGCTGCGTGCCGCAGGCTGGGGTGGCGGCTGGGCCGCTGGCAACGCGGTGCGCTTCAACACTGAAGGGTGTCTCGCGCCGATCTGGATATGCCGCACGGTCAAGTCGGGCGCTGCGTCAGAGGATGATGATCGGTTTGTACTTCAAATCCGTGGGGACGCTGACTGATGCCGCTGGAATGGGAAGACAGCGACCTGGCAAATGGCGGGTTTGAGATGGGATCGCTGTCGAGTTGGACTACGGTGACGGGGAGTCCACAGATCACAAATAGCACATTTATCGAGGGCAATTACTACGTGCGTGGCGGCGCGTCGTCAGCGCTTGATGTGATCAAGCAAGTGATAACGTTGCCGGCAGATGCGCGAGCTTTTGAGCTGTCAGGTGCAGTGGGTTGCAATACGAGCGGCGGATGGGATTTAGGCGCTTTGGCACTGAAGTTTTTCAATTCCACTTCCGCCTATATTGGCGGGGCGTGGATCTCGCCCAACCATGAGGCGGTGACGTCCTACTTCGAGTACTTCACCTCCAAGGGGCTGGTGCCAGATGATGCGGCGACGGCGGAGGTCTGGGTATACCTGGCGCGATACACCGGTACCGGCAACAATGGGTGCGCCGATGATATCGGGGTGAGGTGGCTGGTTGGCGAGGAAGAGATTTCCAAAACCGATAACCAGGTTACCAACGGCGGGTTTGAAGTAGGGGATTTTTCCGGGTGGACGCAGCTGAGTGGATCGCCGATGCTTATCTCCACGTCGTCGGCCTTCAAGCACAGCGGTACCTACGCTGCCCGTGGCGGTGATGTGGCGTTTTCGCTGTACAAACAATCTATTGTGCCTCCGCCTAACGCGATTGGATTTGTATGCACTGCCTGGCTGTCTAGCAGTACGGCGCAGATAGATCGGTTGACGATGCGGGTAATCGCACGCGGCGCGAATGTGGTCACGGCAGACACCTTTGAGGTCCATGGGCCGCTATCGCACATCAATCAGGTGGCGGCGAGTATCTATGAGGAGCTGCCCGCCGGTACTGCATATCTCGAATTGCAAATAGATATGGTGAGAAACGAAGGGGCCGAGCTTAATGTTGGTATTGATGACATCGAACTCTACTGGATAACCGACGATAGCATCGTCGGCCAGGTGAGCGGCACCGTGCGCGTTGGCGGCGTCGCCGTCGTCAGGGACCTAATCGCGATATCGTACGAGAAACAGAGTGTTGCAGTGGGCGAGGATTATGAATACCGCCGGATCGTCGTCGGTGAAGCGACGTCCTCTGAGGACGGCACCTATACCGTCAGCATGCCTGGATTTGTCGATGAGGTTATCGTGCTGGCGCTCGAAAATTACGGCAGCACCTGGCAGCCGGATACCGACTACGTTTCAGGTGATCGTGTGCGGCCGACGGTGCCCAGCGGCTACGCGTACGACATCACTGTGGGCGGCAACAGCGGCGCAACGGAACCGGCGTGGTGGACTGACGGATCGGATGCAATCGGCGCTGCAACAGGGCAGGCGGTAGAGATATTCTGGAGCGTAGCGCACGCGCCGCTCTCGCCTGATATCCTCGGGGAATAGGTAGATCAGTGGCGTATGTTACGCCGGCCTTCGACGGCGCGGACTTCAATCTAAATCTCGGTCCGTATACCACGCCACCGGCATACGCGTCGGACTTCGATCTTGCCGATTTCATAAGTGAGATCGTCTACCAGCCAATCCCGGGTGTCATCGTCACTGTGGGGGCGATCTGGCGTGCCGCCGCAAAAAAAGGTGACCGCGCTTTTGTTGCTCCATTTCAGACGGCTTCGCGGCATCACGCTGATGTGGCAATCAATGCCTCACAGGCTGGGCAAAAAAACGATGTCGATCTCGGCGTGTCATTCGCGCGATCAGACACGCGCGATCGCATTGTGGGTGCACCCTGGGAACTGGGCAGGCCAAAAGAAAACCGTTTCGAAGCACCGTTCAAGCGCGCTGGTGTGCGCGACATTGCGCGGATGGCATCGCTGTGGCAAGTGGCCGGCGTGCTGTTGGATGAAGCGTTTGCATCGCCCTATTTGGCGAGAACGCCAGTCAAGGACCTGCTTGTCACAGAGAGCTGGTATTCGAGTGAGCTTCACGCACGGCTCTGGCGTCGTCGTGAAAACCTGCCGGCCGCACTGGCGATATCCCAGCAGGGGATCGCGCATATTGATTTGGTGGTGCGGTCAGATCTGCGCCTACGTGGGCACATTGAGCTCGCGCCGGCGTTTGAAAACAACCCGATACAGCCAAAAGACAGCGCCTGGCACTTCCGCCACAACGCCGGATCAACCAGGGACGTGCGCCCCAGAGTCCCCTGGGGTGCCGGCCGGCCGGTAGATATCACGCGTGCTGTTGACTATCCGGTTGAGCCCGGCCCGATCGACGACGGCGGCATGGGCCCGGACGAAAACACTTTTACCATTCCGACTTTGAGGTTTTATATCGTGGCCAACAGCGCGCAGATCGTCCGCGTCTCGGACGGGCGAAACATCCCGGCCAATGCCGTGCAACTGTCGATCAGCGTCGATTCGTATTCCTGGTCCATGAGTGCCACCGTGGCCGGCCGTGATGCGATCGCGCTTCTGGAAGGCACGGACGCTGCACCGACTGAGGTCGACGTGATTATCAATGATGTGTCCTGGCGCGTCCTGATTGACGGCTGGCGCGTCTCGCAGGCCTGGAGCCGTCACAGTGTCACCGTGCGCGGGCGCTCGCGTGCAGCGTATCTGGCGGCGCCCTACGCATTGCCGCGCGATTACGTTGAGGGGTCGACGCTGCTCGCGCAGCAGCTCGCCGAACAGGAGCTGCCCGAGGGCTGGAGCCTGGCGTGGGATATCGAGGATTGGACGGTGGACGCCGGCGCATGGAAGTACGCGGGGCTCGCGCCGATCGATGCGATTGCGCGGATCGCGAAGGCGGGCGGCGGGTACGTGTACGCGGATCGCAACGACGACACCATCCACGTCAAGCCGCTGTATTCCTCCGCCCCCTGGGAGTGGAAAGAGCAGCCGCCCGACATCCTGCTTCCCCGCGCAGTGATCGTGCAGCGTGACAGCCAGCATCGCCCGGGCATCGGCGTAAACGCTGTGTACGTGCACGGCGCAGAGCCTGGCGGCATCCTCGCGAAAGTGCTGCGCACGGGCACTGCCGGCAACGTCTTGGCGCAAACCATTGTGGATCCGCTGATAACCGATACGATCCCTGCGCGCTGGCGTGGGATCGCGGCGATCGCAGAAACACGCAGGCAGGCGGAGGAGGTGTACGAGTTGCCCCTGTCGGAGAGCCTCGCCGGGTTGATCGAGCCCGGCGCGCTGGTCGCTACCGGCGACGAATACAGCGGCGACTTTTTCATTGCCTGGCGCGGCATGGTGCGCGGGGTGAGTGTGTCAGCGCGCGCGACCAGGGCGAACAACGGCGGTGTCGCACTGTCGGTGCGGCAGCAGATCACAATCGAGCGGCACTTCGAGGATGGCGAGGATGGTGAAGTTATCGTTGACGGCGGAGGCGATGAGTAGTGGCAAAGGTTGTTAGTTACCGCTTTCGCATACGCCGACGCACTGCCGCGAGCTGGCAGTCGCTGAATGAAGTGCTCCTGAATTCGGAGTTCGGTCGCGAGACAGACACCAAGCGCCTGAAGATCGGCGACGGCGAAACCCCGTGGAATGATCTGGAGTACTACCGAGGTGGTGCACACATCATCACTGTCGGTGGTGATGAGGTGCCGGTCCGGCAAAAGCTCGATTTCAGTGCGTCCGATTTTGCCATTGTCGATAACAGCGATGATGACGCTGCGGAGCTTGCTCTCTCCGAGGAAGTGATAGCGCTGCTGTTGTTGGCGGGATCTGCATCGCAGCCAGGACACGGACACTCTTCTTCCGCCATTTCGGATTTCGCCAGCGCCGTGAGTGCTCATACCGACGTCACCGCAAACACGGCCGCGCGACACGCTGCCGTTACGGTAGTCGATTCCGCCGAGATTAATCTCACGCTCAACGGGCAGGAAATTACTGCTGTTCTGGTCGCCAATTCGATTGATGAGAGCAAGCTGGATGCCTCTGTAAATGCGTCGCTTGATCTGGCCGATTCAGCGTCACAGCCCGGGCACACGCATGCGTATCTCGCGAATGTCGTGGAGGACACGACGCCGGAACTGGGCGGCAACCTGGACGCGCTGCGCAAAACTATCGGCAACGTACTGAACCTCATCATCACCGGTAAGGCCACGGACTACAATGCGGCGGGCGACTTCGTCCCGTTCATCGGTTTAACCGCCAGCAGGACCTGGGACTACCAGAACGTCGCAGCAATCCCGCCGTTTTTTCCCGCCGGTTTGCAGTTCCCTGCAGTGGCTGAATACTCAGGTACGCAAACGATCAAGAAAAGTATGTTTGTGCTAGGTGGGGGGTTCCTCTTCTGGTCCAAGCCCACGATCAAAAATGACCCTACCGTATCCGGTTTGACAATATCTGGAGTCGCTGCACTGGTGAATCAGCCCATCTATCAGGCGGACACCGGGGCGGCCTCCGCCGTGGGGTTATTTGCAGATGTGTTCGGTAACCCGGTGTTCAACCGCATCAATAGCGGCACAATGTCAGCAGGCGGCGCGACCTATCGCACCATCAGTTCTGGCATGACGGTGGACACTGGGGTATCCGGGTTCGATGCGCGCTATGGGTTGTTTTTCGCGGATACTGGGGGTGGGGGGTCCATCACCAACACAGCCGCAGTGGCTGTTGATAACCTGGTCAAGGCAACCAATAACTCTGATATTTTGTTGGGCACCACCACCGTCCCGGCGGGCTCACACTCGGTCTATCAGTCGCACGAAAAACAAAATCGCTGGAACGGATCTCAGCGCTGGAAAATTCGCACGATCACTGGCGCACGCACGCTGGACGGCACGGATCACGTTATCAAGTACACCGGGGGTAGTGCTGCGAATATCACGCTACCCGCTGCGAATACATGTCCTGGCCGGGAATACAAAATCAAGTCTCTCGGCGCCGGCGTGCCCACAGTAGTGCGCGCCGGTGGGGACACATTGGACTTGGTCGCGGCCAACCACGCATTGGCGGCGGGCGAGATGTACACAATAACCTCAGATGGTGGCACGGATTGGGTGGTCGGATGATGAAACTGGAACAGGATATGGCAGCTGTCGGGGCGGAACTACAGGCGTTCCACGACAAAACAGGGACCTCAATCGAGGCAGGGATTTACATCTCCGACGGTGAGGCCATTTACCGGGTGTGGATCGCAACGGAAGAAGATATTCGCCACGAGTTTACTACGGCTCAGGTCTTGGTCGACTGGATGCGCGATGTGAATGCTGACATCGACCCGTTCGGATCTGCGATGGCCCGCAAACGGCTGGAAACCTTAAGGGTGGAACAAATCCGGCGCGATGCTGAAGTTGCTGCGCTGGAGATCCAGATTGGCGAGATGCCCGAGACACAGGTCGTTAAGAACGCACAGGCAGAAGCGCAGGCGATCATCGCCGCGGCCGCAGCCAACAAGGCGTTCCTCGAAAAGGCGTGCGCCAAGATCGAGGAGGAGGCCGCCCGAGTCAGCAAAGAGGCATCGGATGCGCTGGCTGCTGCAAAACCGGAAGAGCTGGCAAAGATGGCTGAGCTGCAGCGCGCGGCAGCAGAAGGCGTGGATCCGCAGGAAGGCAAGGGCTAACACAATGGCGAATCCCTGGCAAAGACTCTTGGGCCTGGTGCCCACAGACGCAATGCAGATCGGCACGGTTGTGACCGTCGGTACCGACGGCACCAGCCTGGTAGAGCTGATCGGTGGCGGCATCATCACGGCGACGGGTGATGCCTATGCGGAATCGTCTCGTGTTTTTGTGCGGGGATCTGCAATCGTGTCGGCCGCGCCGGAGCTCACGCCGGTAGATATCGAGGTATAACAGAGCGGTTCCGCTACGCCGGCCAGCAGCGCCGGCGTGCGGCCGCATAATCGCAAGGGGGTAATATGGACTGGAAGGGTGTAGGTGACTGGATCAAGGGTAACGCCGGTACCGGCGCCGTGTTGGTCGGCTCGTTGCTGACCGGGAACGTGCCTGGCGCGATCGCGGCCGGTGTGTCGCTGGTCAGTAGTGCGACGGGCACGGATGACCCGGGCAAAGCGCTACAGCAGCTGCAGGCAGATCCCGCCACACTGGTCCGGCTGCAGGAGCTCGCCTTGCAGAATGATGCCAGCATCCGCGCGCACATCGAGGCGATGACGCGCGCCGATCTGGAGGATGCGCAGGCACAGCACCACGAGACGCAGGAGACGATCCGCGCCGGGGATAGGGCGGAGGACCCGTTTGTCCGTCGCACGCGACCAGCGCAAAGCTGGGCGAGCCTGGCGGCGGCAATCTACTATGCCTTAAGCACGGCCGATCCCAGTATTGAGGTGCTGATTGTCCTGCTGACGTTGCCCTGGGCGTATGCCGGACTACGGCAGATCGGCAAGGGTATCGAATCAATGACTCGTGTAAAAACGGTGTGACCGATGCCGAGCGCGAGGCTTTTGTGGTCGACGCGATAGCCCGATACCTTCGACAAGAGGAAGCGCAGACTCTCGCGCTTGAGAGCATCAACCGGAACCTGTTTCTAATCCGTGTTTTCCTGAGGGGCGAGGCCGACGCGGTGGAGGAGCAGAAGGACCTGTGAATCTCAGGGATGGAATATTCTAGCCCTCTCTCCCAAACGCACTCGGGCGGGCCGCTACCCGGTTGCTATAGGAGTGCGCTCCAGCAGTCGGATACCGAGCACGTAGTATAGAGGAATATCGGTCCCAGGGTCAGTCTGTACTAGCTCCGGCTAATAACAATAGTGTCCTCTCCATTTGCAGCCAGGAGAGCGCCCAGGTCGGAGACTGGCCCGTTCAGCCAGAGGGCTACATCGTCCGGATCCACGAGTAGTGGCGTCCTGCTATGGATTTCTGCACAACGCGCCGCAGGGTTTGTGGTGAGCGTCACGAGTTTGGCCTCGGTAGGATCGCCAAACCAGATCCCGGCCATCAGAAAGGGAATTCCGTCTACGTGAGTGAACGAATATTTCTGCTTTTTCTGGCCGCCTTCGCTGCGCCACTCATACCAGCCTGTACAGGGAACAATGCAACGCTGCGTCTCGAAAGTCTTTTTGAAGGTGGGCTTCATGGAAACCGTTTCGGCCTGCGCATTTATTAGCAACTTCTTGGACCACGTGGGTTTAATGCCCCAGGTAGTGGATAGCTGCTTTGGTTCCCATTCGAGGGCGGCGATCGTATCCACAGTCTGAGTCGGCCGCAGGTCCGTATTGGTCTGCGTCGTAAACTCGATCCCCATGTATTCCATTAACCACTGCGTCACCGGGGCGTCGATGACATTCATTCGGCCGCACATTACACCTCAATCCCCCGCGACAGCGGCACGACGACTGTCTGCCCTACCTGGCTGTAGCCAATTGCGAAGCCTGTCACTGCACCAATTAGGATGCCGACTGCGAGGCCGAACCAATACGACTGGCGGGAGACTTTGCGCATTGCGTCCCTGATGATTATTTCGTTTGTCATGGCGCCACCGGCCTTCTATATCGCGATGCACTTAGTCTAGTCCAGGTATATGTAGGTCCCTGTTTAAAGTCCAGAGCGGAGCGCTATTTGTAGATAGCGGCGCATTATTATAAAAAATGTCGGGAATTTTTACGGGCGCCGCTTGACACAATTACAAGAGAAACCGTAGATTGTTGATTTATATAAGAAGATTATATCTAGCATGATTATTGCTAGTGTTTATACATACTTGGCATGATTCCGGTCATTTGTTACGTTGTAGCCCCGGAAAGTAACGCTTCAATCGCTTGCGAAGCACGATGCCAATCTTTAGAATGCGCCGCCCGACGTGGCGTAATGGCTAAACAAGGCTGTTTAGAAGGAGCTACAAGTGAGTGTGAACGATCCTACACCCGAAATATTTGATAACCTAATTGACGCGGATTCAGGAGAGTCTCTTGGCCACCGTGAGCCCGCGCCTGCGCCTGGATTTCGTACAGCAAATGCGCCTTGCACCATTCGTAGTTTGACGCCTGATCAAATCGCTCAGCGCGCTCGCAATTTTGGTATGAGGTTCAGAGAAGCTACACTTCAAGAATAACCGTTACTAATCGAATGAAATATGAGGGCGCGAAAGCGCCCTTCTTTATTGTTGAATGCAACGCGGGGCGCAAGGATGATTTACAGCGGAGACTGGGCTGCCGACTATAACAATATCGCGAGGCATATCAATTCCAGCACAAAGGCGATTGGTGTTCGGAATGTTCAAGTTGGGTCTAATTTGCTCCGTGCAGTCTGCCTTGGTATGTACCAGGACTTTCCGCAATCAGACGGGCACGCTAATGCAAGTGCATTTAAAAAAGTGGGGGCATTTGTTGCGCATTTTATGCACCATCGCCCTATTAAATCGTCCGCCCCTGGGTATCAGGTTGGAGGAATAGAGTCCCCTGACCTTAATGCGGTAATTGCTATCGATATCGCGATAATTTCGTTAGAACACAGCACCATCCACCAAAAAGGCGGGGCAATCACAACCGTTTCACAGCCCCTATACCTTTCAGATCATTCCTACGCAGATTTAATCGATGCGCTAAGTCTCGGTTGTGAGGAACCGAAACATTCATACCATATGCTTGCAGTATATTTCGAACAGCTCGTTTATAAGACCAATCGACATTGCGAGTATAGCGCTCAAAACGGCGGGGGCGGCGACCCATCGAAGCCGAGGGTGTACCAAGCGCCGGTACCGTATTCCGTGACTGACGGGGATGAATTAGGGGGGCTCTAGTATCTTGTTTTGCGGTCGATTGCAAAATCACCCATTTGTCCAACAGCTACCTAATGCTGACTAGCGTGAGTTGTCGGTATTTTTGTCGGTTCTATGCCGTTCTGTGTCATTGTCTGGCAAATTGGTAATTGTAAGTTGTTGATTTAATTGGACACAGGGCGACATAGGAAGGCGGGTGGCAGGTTCGAGTCCCGTCCGCTCCGCCATAATTATCAAGCACTTGCGTCACTTTCCAAATTTCTTGTCGGTATTTTGTCGGTGTCGAAGCGATTCCGGCTCTTGTTCGCTGCGTACTCCACCATAAATTCCGAGTAAGTCCTCAAAAACATCTCAGTTGAATGCCCCAATTCTTTTGCGGCGTCGGCCGGATCGATGCCGGCACTCAGCAGTTCCGCTGCCCTGGTGTGCCTGCAGGTGTAGGGTATCCGATAGGGGATGCGTTCCTTCGTGTGCGCTGCGCGCCAGGCCTCATTGAATACGTCCGTGTCCAGGTAGGCGTTACCTGCCAGGGTGGTGAAGATCGGGCCGCCTGCAAATCGAGACGGCAGTGCATTGATATACGGCCGGGCCCAGCCTGGTACGAATACCCTGCGCCTCACGCTCGTTTTCGTGCTGGCTTCGCGCTTGCGCCTGGTGATCTGCTTTTCAACATTGATTTCCTCGCCGTCCCAGTCTGCCCAGGTCAAACCGAGTGCCTCACCTGGCCGCAGGCCTGTGGCGAACAGCAGGGCGAAATATGCCTGTGGTTGGCCTTCGAGCCTGGCTATGAGTGCTGATCTCTCTGCAGGGCTGTAACGGCTCACTGGCGCTTTCTGCTGGCGTTTGAACTTGATGCCTTGCGCAGGGTTGGGGTTGCACTCCGCATGTGCCAGTGCGCCGGCCAGGGGTATCAGTATGTTGCGCTTGGTCTTGCTCGCGACTGGCAGGGCTGACAGCACGCCTTTGATATCGCTGGTCGCGATTCTGTCGATCGGCCACTTTTCAAACGCCGGCAGCCAGTACCGGTTGAGGATATTTTCATAACTGAGTGATGTGCTGCGTTTGGCGTCCAGGGTCGACAGGTAATCCTGGGCGACCATGGCGAACGTTTTGACTCCGGTGTCGTCCTCATGCAGGGCAATGCCGAGCCGGACCATTGCCTCCAGATCGGTGCGGCGCTTTATCGCTGCGGTGAGATGACTCTTACCGAGGTTGCCGGGGAAGATCTCCGAGTATGCGAGTTTGCCGTGTTTCCAGATCCGGATGCGCAAACCCCGTCCTGCCCGGCGGATTCCTTTCGGGTATTGATCCATTTCAGCGCCTCGATTTTGTCGACCAGGGTGGTGTGTCCAATAACAACATAGTGCACGCCGGCTTGCCAATGCCTTTTGATCCAGCCGTCGACGGTGCCCTCGGACACCCCGATGCCAGCAGCATAGGCTGGTTTGCTGATGTAGCGACTCATAGTGAGGCCTCGCGGGGGATTGGGTATTCGTCGTGTGTGCGGCCGTCTAGGAGGCGGCCGGCGGCTTTTTTGCCGACAGGTGCCATTACGGTTTCTCCCTGATTGTTCGGGTCGGCGGCGCGCCAATCGGGAATGTCCATGCCACCGTCGTTGTAAACGAACATTCGATCGCGCCGCTCATTGTTCGGCGCCCACTCTCCCCACTGCTTAAACAAAAATGGTACGCCGGCAGCTGCACACTGATCGCGCAGGCTACGCGCCCAGTCGGGGTGCATTGGTCTCGCGTCTTTGCCGCTCTCGCCGCCGGCGACTACCCAATTCAAGAGGTGATCAGCCCAGCGCTTCGAGATGAGTGCTTGGCGACGATAGGTCACCTTTTCACCAGCAGCGATCGCGTCTTCTGGGCGACGGAAGCGGGCTGGCCAGCTGGGGTGCACAGGCCACATAAAGTGGCTGATGTTTATCGTTCCCAGCATCGGCTCCGCGCTAATCCACCGCACGGCCGCCGGCGTTTGCAGCAGCAGTGGGATGCGCTCGTCGGCAGTAGCCTGGTCCTCGACTGATACGCCGAGCCAGACGTTGGGGAGTGGGTGGCCATTGCCAAGCCGGCCGATATTGCTTAGCGCTTGTTCATGCAGCACTGTTTGCCGGAGTTCCTTTGCAGACTTAAAGTCATCAAAGCCGGCGACATCGGCTTTGGCGGATACACACCATTCGGTTTCATAGATGCTGAACTCAAGTCGAAAAAGGTCCTCAAGGTATTTGCACATCCTCTCGGGCCGCTTAGTCAAAATCTGGAACGTATGCTGCGGTGCCAGTGCCATGACCGCAAACACTTTGTCTATGAATTCACCCGAGACATTCTCGTGGAAGAGGTCACTCATGCTGTTCACGAAGATCCGGCGCGGCTTCGTCCAGCGCAGTGGTTCTTCCAGTTTCTCGGGCACCAGTTTGATCGTGCCATTCCACTGCCCGCCGCTGGCGATCAGGCCTTCATAGGGCTGGCCTTCGCCTTTGAATCGATTGGCGTGCTTCTCTGCATAGCAGTTGCGGC